CTACAATTTCTTCAAGGGCCGTATCAGGGTCAATGACAACTGTATAGGTTTCACCTACTGCGGGTGTCTTACCACCCATTAGGTTGGAACCAGAACCTACAGTCATAGTTGTATCACCAGAGGTGATTCCGCTACTTAATGTAGTTTGCTGGGCTCGGGACGAGTATTTTCTAGTTGTCATTTATCTGCCTATCAAAGGGAGTAGTGGACACGGATAGGATATTTGTCTTGCTGTTTCTTAATCTCTTCATTTAATCGTTGATTAAACAAAGCGTAAACTTGCTTAGTAAGTGATTGAGATGAACCGTACGGACGCTTGGAATCTGTCTCATCTGCCTGTGGGCTAACCATTGACGCACGTGCTGGGTCAAGGTTAGACAACAAACGATAAGTAGCACCAAGAATAACTAAGTCTTTACAGGATACTGGAAGTCCAGATATTGTTTCAAAGACCTGTGCATTAGTTAATGCGGTTGTTGACAAATCTGAAAAAGGAACTGGGTTAGTAGAATACACAACTTGAACAGTACGTCCTGAAGGGATGTAATCATAGATAGATAAAGTTTGACCACTAGTAAATGCTGTTGTATTAGCATTACCATCAAAACGATAATTGCGAATAGGAATCCATTCTTTACTTGCACCTAGTGCTTGGTATGCAACAGCAAGAATGCCACGAATGCTTAGCGTAGTGGAAGTGCCAGAAGGCAATCTAAAGGCTGAGACTGCAGAGTTAGATGTAATAGTAGTTGTGTTGGCTGCAAAAATAGATGAGCCAATCGCACTGATAGTATCATTGATTGCTCGTTTAATTGTAAAGCGTGGAAAGGTAGGTGCAATAGTAACCTTAGTACCTGCCGTGTGTGCAGCAAGAGTAGTACCTAGATATGCTCGACCATAGGGAGCAATAGTTGCAGTGTTACCAACTCGGTCATAGTTATCTACCCAGAATAGTTCTTCATCAATCTCAACAACACCCTTGCCTACACTGTCGGTAGATGCAAGGGATAGAGTAATGGGTGCAGCAATAGTTGAAGCGGTTGCTGCTACATCTGCAGTAATGTGAGTAGCGCGGTCTTGTTGAAGTGTATAACCTGAAAGGTTCATTGACACTTCATTAATCATATCTAATAATGTAGTCATTATACGTTTATGCTCCTTAGGGCTGCAACAGCAGACTTACCAGTAGTAGAGGCAAGTTCATTACATACAGCATTAAGTCCTTTGTATTCAGAAGGTTGACGTGAGCCACTAGCCTTAATGTTAAGGGCTGCAATTACTCCTAAACCAGATGTACTAGCATAAGCGTTTGCCGCACCTTGTTGTGCTTTGCCAGTTGTACCAGCAAGACGATTTAATTCTGCTGTTAAACTACTACCCTCTTTGCCTAGTGCCATTAGTTATCCTTTTTTAGTAATGATTTTTTTACGTAAAGTTGCGCCTATTTTTATTTCTTTTTTATTAGGTAATTCTTTAGCATGCATTTTTCTATCGGCTTTCATATAAGCAGATTTTTGAGCAGGAGTCATACCTTTAGTCATTTTTATATCTTGTTTTAATTCTGTTTTTGATGAACCATTTTTCATTATCTATATCCCGCCGTTTTCTTTGCAATTGATTTAGGTTGTTTAACAAATTGTTTACCTTTGGCATTGCCTGTAGCCTTGGCTTTATTGGTTGCTGCTTTTTCTGCTGAACTTAAAGAAGTCCAAGCAGCAGCAGGCAGATAACGTTTCTTACCTTTTGATGGCTTGCCGTCAGAGGTCTTCCACTTCTGTGCAGTCCAGTCTTTTAAAGACTTTTGAGATTTAGCCAATGGCATTACTTGTAACCTCCGCCTGCTTTTTTGTACTGAACAGCAAGCAATTGAGCCTTACGAGCAGACCATTCACCAGGGTCTCCACCCTTAGAGCCAGCCTTAATTTTCTTGAACAAAGAAGCACGCATCCCTGGCTTGGTGTAGTTACCAGCAGCATTGACTGTAGATTTCTTCTTCATTTCTTAGCCTTGTTTCTCTTAGAGATTGCTGCAGCCTTAGCCTTAGCATCAGCCTTAGAACTTGCTCCCCACGCATTAAGCGATAGAAGCAGTCTTGTTGGCGAGCCGTCAGGCTTGCGCTCTGGTCCTGGCATTCCACCCATGCGTGCTAGAAAGGATGCCCTACGTGGGTTGTCTCCAGCCTTTACAGGCGCTTTGAGAGTGCCACCCTTATAAGATGCCCTGCCCTTGGCATTGAGTCCACCTTTAGGGTTCTTGCCTTCTTTACGTGTCCAGGCTGCTGTCATTATTCTTCCTTAGCCATACTTGTGAGTTTGATAATAGAACTTCTGATTCATCTTTGACTGCCCCTACAAAGGTATCTATTGACCAGCCTGGCTGGAACTCAATACCTCTAGGGTCTTCCCATAGGTAGTCATCAAATGCCACAATCCCACCTGGCTTAAGTAATCTCCAAGCAAGCACGGCATCTTGTAGTACACCTTCTGCAGTATGGTCTCCATCAATATAGATAAAGTCATACGTTGGTTCTTCAATAGAGCGAAGGAACTCTTTGCTGTCCATTTTGTACTTAATTACATTAGGACGAAAGGCAATACGTGAATCGTATACACGCTCAACGTCTAGCCAATCCATAGCGTGATGTTCTTCTTCATCTGAGCCAGTCCAAATGTCAACATCTTCTAGCACAGAGTTCTTTGTAACAAGCACGTTATCTACCAGCCATACAGTTGCATCGCCTGTGAAGGCGCCAATCTGTAAGAACCTAAGATTAAACTTACCAGCAAGTGGTAGTAGTTGTGACTCAAAGTTTTCCTTTGCAGTCATTTCAAACCAATTAGGATACTTAGTTTGCATAACCTTTGCCCCTACCAAAAGCATCGTAGTAGTTCTCATCCATATTGAATCGCTTCATATGTCCTACAGTTGCAGCGGTATCACACCACAGAGGAATTTCTGCCTTGTTGACTACTGCAAAGAAGTAGATGTCTTCACCAGTGAACTGTTTGTTAGCGCCCACTTCTGTGAAGAACGGAACTCCTGGTAATGCTTCTTTGATTCTTGTTATTACACTGCGATGCATTAGGCAAAAACCCATACCTGCAGCACTTACTTTTATAAATGCATTCTTAGGTAGTGGGTCTAGTCGTCTAATCCCAATACCAAACTCTGCCTCAGCAAACTCATAGACAGTTGCTAGAGGTTTCATCAACGGTTGCTCTGGTTCATTACTTGTAAAGTAAACACCAGTAAGCAATGGAATATCTACGGCATCTCTACGATTCCAGAGTTTAAGAAACTTCTCTGGGGTAATCATAATGTCCGAGTCAAGCCAGAGTAGCCAATCAGATTTATTGTTGTCATACCAGCGATTGACTAACATCTCTCGCTGCTGCGCTATCTGATTACCGTGAGCGCGAAGTGACCCACAGAACTCAACGCCTGAGTTTATAAGGGTATCTACGACACCTTCCATAAACTTGCCATCTACCATACCATTGTCGCACCAAGCGACTGCTAAGGTTTCTTTCTTTTGTTTAGCCATTGTCCCCTACCTTTATTACTTTTTCTTTGGATATAAGTCAGGATACTTCTTTTGAAGAAGTTTATACATTGCTCTATCTTCTGGTGTCATTGGAGCAGGCTTAATAGGCTTAAGTACTTTTGCCAAAGAACCAGTAAACTTAACTGGTGGAGTTTTTTTAGGAGTAGCCATTACTTCTTCTTGCCCATCTTCTTCATAGGCTTCTTAGCCATCTTCTTCATACCCATCTTAGTTTCCATCTTCTTTTCAGACTTAGATTCCATCTTCTCGCCAGTCTTGTAGGCTGCTTTCTTTGCTGCCATCTTGCCTGCTGCTGTGTATGGGAATGTCATTTTTCCGACTTTTGGCATTATTGTATTCCTGCTTCCTTGAGTTCTCGCATTACTGTGGCTGTGGATTTGTCTAACTTTTTTGCTTGTACCATTGTACCGCCGTCATATGCTGCACCTAATCTTTCGGATGCATCATGTGCTGCTTCTATCTGTTTTCTTTTTGTACCGTTAGGCTGGATGCCCTGTGCTCTAGCACTACGATATGCTTCGAGTTCAGAGTTCCACTTCTTTTGTGTTGTGCCACTTGCGATTACATCGCCTCTAGCATCACCTGCATTTAACTGTAGATTCTTGGCTTTGCAACCAAAACAATCAGGTCCACACTGAGTGTGGTCAATAGAAACTTCTTCATACTCAAATGGCTTGTCTGCTGTTACATCACATAACACGCAACCCCAGAGGGCTACTTCAAAGTTATGGTCTGCGCTAAATCCCCACTCAAGTACCTTGCTAATATGTTGGTGCATTTGTCCCTACTCTGTTGTAAAGTTAGCCGAAGTTACAATGCCATCAGCAATCATTGCCGTTTTAATAGCATCGCTAATTCCAGTGTGTTGACATCCACCCATATAGTAAGCAGTGTAAGTTGCTAATTCATCTTCGGTTGGATATTGTATAAGTGAGTAGACACCACTGCTAAGTATGATGGTGTAACTCTTTGTACGTTGCTTAAAGTGTGTGAACAAACGGTGACCACCAATGTGTCCTTGTTCCAAGGTTGGTGTTACGAGTGTATACGTTGCCATTGTTCTCCTTAATGAACTTACCAAAAGGCAGGGTTTCCCCTGCCCTTCAGTCAATCAACTAAGCGACTGATGAACCGTTAAGAATACGATACAAGGCTGCTTCGCGGTAACGCTTGAAGCCTAGAACGCCGTACCAACCCATTGGGCGGAAACGCATTAACTGGTCGATGACTGGACCGATAACTACATGTGGCTCTTCAGCAACGGCTTCAGCCATTGCTTCTTTGCCAGCAAGAATTGTGCGGTATACCTTGGCGCTTGAAGCACCGTCAGTATCGTTGAACATACGAGCAGACTCTACGAAGTAGGCTCCTTCATATGAACCAATTTCTCCAGCCCAAATGTTATCATTTGAGTTGTACTCGTGAGGCAAACGCCATCCACCAGCACCAGTCTCAGCACGAAGGTCGTGTGAGATTTCTGGGTGGATACCACACCAGTACATTGAACCCTTGCGTGGAACTGACAGACCTGAACGCAACTTAGCAACAGCCTTACGGATGTTTGCAGAAGTGATTGTATCTGTAGCAGCAATTGTTACTGTGTTAGTACGTGTGCCACCGTAGATGACGTTAGTGCCACCACGAAGTTCAGTCTGTGCGACTGTATCAATTGAACCTGCAAGGTTGAAAGCAATGATGTTAGCAATTGCTGGGTCTACATCAGCAAGGCTGAATAGTTCCAAAGCACGTGTAACAAGGACAGAGTTACCGTACTCAGCAAGAGTAATAGTAACTGATGTTGGAGCAGCAATCTGAACTGAGTCACGCTCAGTTGATTCTGTCAAAGCAGTTGTCTGTTCAGACAAATCTGCGTATAGTTGTAGAACTACGGTTGAGCCAGGGTTTGCTAACTTAGTGGGCTTCTTATCTGCGACACTACGAATTAGGGGTTCTGAACGCAACGCAAAGTCTAATAGTCGGTCATACGCCTTTTGGACGAGACCTGCACCACCAGCGGTACCAGCGAGATTGCCAGTAGAGGATGTATATGCATTAGCCATTGTTGTTCACCTCCTAGGTGAG